TCTTCTTTTCTCTGAAGAAACTCACGCTCCCGCTTTTTAGCTTCGGCTCTAGTCCGGTAAAGCTTTGAACGGTAGCGCTTTTTCTTTCCGCTTGTCTCATAGTAACAATCAAAATAATATTTATTGCCTTCTTTCGTTGGATTCCGTGAAAGCCTAATAGCCATGTATCCAACTATTCATACTTACTACCTAAAAGTCTTTCATAATCTTCCTAAGAATTCCTACACATCTGAAACAGCCATCAGCCGGCTCAATCACAATAGGCGGATAGTTGTCATTAGCGGATAATAAAAGAATCTTTCCGTTACTGGATGTGTACTTTTTACAATAAGCATACTCATTATCAATGCAGAAAGCCCCAACCTTGTTATTCTCCGGAACATCAGTGCGTTCAAAAAGCAATAAATCGCCGTCATGGATGCCTACACCAACCATGCTGTCTCCTTTGGCGTACATGCCGTAATATTCCCGGCTTGCCTTGAACATATTAGCCGGAAGGGTGATAGTGTCTATTATCTCACCATCATTGAACTCACCATTACCACAACTGATATAAGCATAAATATTAATAGTACGCATAGGGCCGGCAACAGGTGCAACATTGCTGTCTTCTCTTTTCTCCATTGGCACTTCGTAACCATCCAGCCACTCAGGCGCTACACCGAGAACGTTAGCTAACTCAATCATTCTCTCATCTTTAGGCTTGAAGTAACCATGACGATAATTAGAAATAACGCCCTTTGAGGTACCTAGCTTTTCAGCTAATTGAACATTGTTAAGGTTTCTTGCTTTCATAACGTCTATAAGACGCTTACTGAAAACAGGGTAAAAGTTCTTTAACTCTCTCATAGTCTCTCCTTTCATTAATTTTTGTTACGTTGGGTAATGCTATTATAAACCACAAATAAACGATTTCAACAAAAAGTATCGAAAAGTAAAACATTTTTTGAAAAAGGTATTGCAATTACATATTTTTGTGATAACATAATAAGTGAAAAGGGATTGCAAAGCGAACCCTAAAGGAGAAGAAGAGATATGAATAAGAAAGAAGTTAAAAACCAGTTACAAAGCGAAGTTGAAACCTTAGCAAGTTTAGCAAAGAGATTCCACGAAGAAGCACTAGAAGTAAGAAGAAAATGTACTGAAAGCAATATCAAAGTAGAACTTGATACTAAGTACATCACAGCAAAAAGAATACAGAAGGAATATCAAGACAAAGCTTTTCAGACATTACATATTATGACTAAGTTAGGAATCATAACTGAAGAACAAGAACAAGGAAAGTGGAATGAATTGTGGGAACAATGCCACCGGTATTAAGAAAAGGAGAAAAGAAAATGTTTAGAGTTTGGGTTGAATATCGTGACAGTGATGAAGTTGAATATTACGAATGTGTAACAAAAGAGTATTGGTTTAATCACTTATACAACAGATTAGAAAACGACGACACCGTAGAACATTACGTTGTTGAAACTATTGAAGATTAATAAAGGAGAAGAGATATGCCGTTAAAAGATTGGGTAGGAGAGATTAACCCGTCTGAAGTTAGCATTGACACCCTAAAGGCAATTATCAGGAACAACGAAATGATGATTGAAAACAGACGTGGTATAGCTTGCACAGAGCTTAAAGAAGAAACCGAATTGTTAAAGAAAGTGTTACGGAAAGCTGAAGAGGTTCAAAGATAAAGGAGAAGAGATATGACAGAAGTTAATGTAAGAGTAACCGATAGAGACGGTGAAAACGAAAAGATTATCAGATGCGTGGTTCAGGTTAGAGTAGATATTTATTCAACAATAATTTACACAGCTGACGACGATTGCGAAGTATTCAGAAATAACGATTGCATCATTGAGTTCATTTAAAGGAGAAGAGATATGATATTTGATTTCACTCACGGGAAAGAAGTTAAATACATGGTTATGTATTATTACTGGAACGGTTTTGACAGAGTTTATTATCACACATACAAAGAAGCAAAAGAAGGCTTTGAAAGAGCTATTACACAGGAACACGAAGAAGGAACAGCAATAAGCTTATACGATATAAAAAAGGATATCCGTAAGGCTTATAAAAGGTATTAAAGAGGAGAAGAGATATGAAGAGCAAAGTTTACAGGATGTTAGATTCATACAAGTTTATATGGCATTGTATCACCGGGTATCTAGCCAACGAAGATGATTATTGCATTGCTAACGATATGGATGATTTCAGAATCAGGGTTGGCTACAATTCAGAGCATGGCGTTTACATGCTGGCAGTATTTGAAGGCACATTTTGTGAAAGACATGAATATGATTTAACGCTTACTGATTGCTTAGAAGAGGTTAAAGATATCTTAGATAAACTGGCAAATATTTAGAGAGGACGGAAGATGAAAGTTAAGTATGATTATTCAAAGCTGAGAGGTAAGATTGTCGAAGTATACGGCAGTCAGGAAAAGTTCGCTGAAGCATTAGGTATTGAAAGAACATCATTGTCTAACAAAATGGCCGGCAATGTTGAATTCAAACAGAAACAGATTCTTAAGAGTATTGAACTGTTAGGAATCGAAAATCCAATCCCTTATTTTTTTACAATAAAGGGTTTGCAAAACGAAACCAATTAATAACTAAGGAGAAGAGATATGAAAGAAAAGTTTAACAGCCTGATATCAACAGTAATAGCAATCATAGCGGTTGCTTGCCTGTTATACCCGTTCACATTAGGCGCGCTGATATATGCGCTTAGATGGTTCATAAAGTAGAAAGGAGAAGAGATATGAGCAATTTTACAAGAATGGAGAGCCTTTGGTTAAATCCTGATTACGATTGGACGCACAAAAGATGGTACGACGATTCAGACGAAGACGAGAGAATGAGCAAAGCTGACGTCGAAAAGGAAATCGACAGATGGATTGAGAACGGGACAGCCCTTGAAGACTTCATCATGGAACACAGCGACGAAGCTATCGCAGACAAGGTTGAGGAAGAAGGAGTTAACGAGTTGGGCTACATCAGAACGGTGATGCCGGAAGAAGAAGCGTACAGGCATTTACTGAGATACGTTGGAGAAGAATACGACGAAGAGATTTATGACTATTTAAAGGAGATATGGTAATGGAGAAAAAAGAAGAAAAGAAGTTAACCTTTTATGAAAAGGTTCAGAAGATTCAGGAAGAACTGAAAGCACCTAAGAATCAGTTCAACAAGTTTGGTAACTATGCTTACAGAAGTTGTGAAGACATTTGCAACGCTGTTAAGCCGTTACTGGCTAAATATAAGCTGTTTCTGACGTTAGATGATGAAATCCAGCTGATAGGTGACAGATTCTATGTTCACGCTACCGCCACACTTACAGATGCTGAGACACATGAACTGTTAATGAACAGCGCATATGCACGTGAAGAGGAAACAAAAAAGGGCATGGATGGTTCACAGATTACCGGAGCATCCAGTTCTTATGCTAGAAAATATGCTCTTAATGGCTTGTTCTTAATTGACGACACTAAGGACAGTGACGCCACGAACACCGAAACCAAGATAGAGTTCAAGAACGAAGAAATGAAAGAAGGCCACTATAAGAGATTCTTAGACGACTTCTTCTATCTGAATCCTGATAGATTACCTAAGTTCTTAAATGCGTACAGCATTGAAAAGATAGACGATATTGACAAGGTATTAACACTGAAGCAGATTGACGGCTTATTAACCAAGCTGAAAAAGGAGACTGGCAATGATTAGTGTTAAGGATGATGGCGGAACTACTCACGTTGAGATTCAGGGGCCAATTATCGAGATAATGAACGAATTAGGCGCCTTGATGAAAGCCGTTGAGAAAGACCCGGAAGTTAGCTTAGCTTTTGCATTTGTCATGAGAGATTTAATGAAAGATAAAAAAGGAGAAAAGAATGAACAGAGTAGTATTAATCGGAAGATTAACTAGAGATATAGAGCTGAAATCAACACCAAGCGGAAAGTCTACCACGACTTTCACGCTGGCAGTTGATAGAGGAAAGAAAAATGGTGAGTCATTAGGAGCTGATTTTATCACGTGTGTTGCATGGGAACGTAAAGCTGAACTGTTAAACACGTATACCAAAAAAGGCTCACAGATTGGCTTAGAAGGGCGCATACAGACAAGGAACTATGACAGTAACGGAAGAACTGTTTATGTTACCGAAGTTGTCGCGGATGAAATCACGCTGTTAGGTTCTAAGGATGATGGCTACAGTAAGCCGGCACCGGAAACCCAGTATGCGAACACTAAACCAGTATTGGATATTACGGCAGACGATTTGCCTTTCTAGGCAATAGTCATAAAGGGGTAGTTAAATCTACAAAGGCATGTTTAGTTTTCCCATATTATACCCCCTATATATTTGCTAACTACCCCTTTACTGAAGAGAGAAGAGAAGGTGAAAAGATATGAATAGCTTTAATGCAATATTCACGCGTAAAACAACGAATGATGACGGAAGCGTAGAAGCCGTATTTACGGCTAAAAGCTATATAGATAAGCAAGTTATCGCGGAGCTGGAAAAAGGCGCTGTATACAGCCTTAAATTAGCTCAGGCAAAGTCTAAACGTTCTATTGAACAGAATAATTACTTATGGGCATTGATACACGATATAGCGGTTGCTGATAATTCAGAGAAAGCAACGAGCCGGGACGATTGGGACGTTTACTTAGAAGCATTGGAAAGAGCACAAGCAAAGTTTGAATACATTGCAATCAAGCCTGAAGGAATCCCTTTATTAAAGGAACACTTCAGAGCGGTAAAAGAGTTGAACAGATTCACGACAGAAAAAGGCGTTGAAATGGTTCAGTGTAAAGTCTTCTATGGTTCTAGCAAAATGAATATTCAGGAAATGGCTAAGCTGTTAGATACCGTGCTAGACATGGCCGGAGAAAGAGGGGTACCGTTGGTAGATTACAGTTATGAGTAAATCAGTGATTAGCAATGAGAGAGTTTGTTTCAGATGCGGGGCGCTACAACCTTTACACAAGCACCACGTATTCTCAGGAGCGTTTAGAAACAAGGCTGAAAAGTACGGATTATGGGTATATTTATGCGCTGATTGTCACGTTGTCGGCAAGGAAGCGGTACACAGCGCTAAAGGCATCCCATATTCTAATTACCTTAGAAAAATAGCACAAGAACGATTTGAAATGACACACAGTCATGAAGAGTTTATGAAAGAGTTTAAGAGGAACTGGCTATGAAGTTTGAAGAAGATATCATCAGAGGAAAAACAGGCGAAAAGCTAGTACATTATGCCCTTACACATAATGACAAGATTAAGGCGGTATGGGACGTAAGCGACGATAAAAGGTATCAGGAAAGGGACGTTGATTTCTTAGTTTATACCTTAACTAATCAAGTCTATGGAGTTGAGGTTAAGACTGATTTCAAGGCCCACGAAACCGGGAATATTTATTTTGAATCCGAAAGCAACGGGAATCCCGGATGCTTGGAAAGAACCACAGCTGATTACATTTACTACTATGTATTTCACAGCAAAAAGCTTTATGCAATTACTACTAACAAGCTTAAGAAGCTAGTTAACAGCGGTAGATATGTAACGGTAAAAGGCGGAGACAATTCAAAAGGTTATCTGATTAACATTGATGACTTGATACGGCAAGGAATAGCAACAGAAAGGAAGCTTTAAATGAGCTACATCATTACTGGAGAGATAGAAAGGAGCTTTGAAAGATACCATGGCTGAAAGAAGAATGTTTGCAAAAACCATAGTATTAAGTGACGTCTTCTTAGATATGCCTATGAGCGCAAGATGTTTGTACTTCACATTAGGTATGTTAGCGGATGATGACGGCTTTGTCGGGAATCCTAAAAGCATAATGAGACAGTGTGGAGCAACTGAAGACGATTTAAAAATACTATTGGCAAAAAGATATTTATTAGGATTTGAGAGCGGTGTTATTGTTATTAAACATTGGAAAATGAACAATTACTTAAGAAACGACAGACACACTTCAACAACATATTTAGAGGAGCTGAAACAGCTCACAACTGACGAAAAAGGAGCCTATACTGAGAGCCGGTTACCAGTTGGTAGGCAAGTGGTATACCAAGTGGAAACCCAGGATAGGTTAGGTAAGTATAGTAAAGAGAAAGATACTACTATCGTAGTATCCAAAGAGAAAGACGAAACCAAAACCGCTATGAAGCGCTTTGTTAAACCTTCTGTTACAGAAATAGAAGCATACATAAAAGACATGGGTTATGAAATCGACGCGCAATATTTCCATGATTACTATGAAGCTAATGGATGGAAGGTTGGAAAGAATCCTATGAAGGATTGGAAGGCCACTGTAAGAACATGGACTAAAAACAACAGAAATTGGAGAATCAAAAGCAAGAATTTACCTGATTTCGAGCTTACTAAGCATACAGAGAAAGAAAGCACAGTATCAGACGAAGAATGGGACAAAGTGCTTAAAGAGGCTGGAGTATGTTAGAAGCCGTAAATAACAAGCTGAAATATTGGTATGAAATCCGAAAAAAGCTGTTTGGTGAGGATGAAGCTAGACAGTGGGTGAAGGATAATACACCAAGATACGAATTAATATCGAAGATATGCGAAAGCAAAGGCTTTACCACATGGGGCGAATACACAGAGTGGGAAAGGGAACATATTGACGAGAGAAACAGGATATTTGAAGAGAGAAGGAGCATAAGCAATGGTAAGTTATCTGAAGGGGTACGAAGTACAGTTAAAAGAATTGGTTACTAACTTTACCGTCATGTACCAAAAGAGTCGTAACAAGCATGCCTTGACTATAATATACGACGATTTTGGAAAAGAGATAGTAAGGGACACCGAGAAGCACGACACGGAGCTAGAAGCGCTGAAAAGCGTTCTAGCACGTGCTTACAGTAAACGCGAAGAAGATTACATATCAGTTCAAAAAGACGTTTACAAGGCCTTAAATGAGCCCGTACCAAGCGAAGACTTTATTAAGGGAGAGTTCAAAGGCACGGCAGATGCGAAAGAGATATTAGCTTTAGTTGGGGGCATCCAAAATGGAGATTGATGAAAGGTTGCTACACCAGCTCCCGGCAGTTCAGGTGGTAATGTATGCGTATTTGAGCAAACATCCGGGAGCGTGCTATGAAGAGATATCGGGAGATATGGGCATATCTACAAGAGCCGTTTGTTATCATCTAAGGGCGCTTGAAGAGAAAGGATTCATAAGGAGAAAGGGGAGAAAGAAAAGAGCAGAGGGCTAGAAAGTGGTTGCTATCAGAAATTACACTAATACACTTTTAGAACTAAGAAGTTGCGAAGAGCGTTACCATCTTTTGTCACAGCGAAGGGAAGTTTATTACGTGAAGTATTTGGGCGTTAAATCACCTAATTATGAAGGCGTTGGGGGCAAAAAGAATTGGGCCGTTGACGGTATGAGCATCTTCTTAGAACTAGTAACCACAAAGAACCCTGAAACCGGCATGAGCTTAGATGACGAGTTGGAGAAGTTATCAAACGAGATAGCTGAATTAACCAAGATTCTCAAAGATATGGGAAAAAGTCTTAAGAGTATGCAAGGTATCGAGTACCAGCTGTATTGTCTGATAGTGATTGATGGGATGGCTACATCTGAAGCGGTGAAGTATACAGCTGAAAAGAATTATATGAGTGAACGTAATGTATGGGATAGATACTATCCAAAAATTAAAGACAGTTTACACGTCTTAAAGGAGAAAAAATGAAAACAATAATAGTATTTCTAATTGGCTTCTTATGTGGAGCAATAACTTTAATAGTATGGACTTGCTTAGTTGTTGGCGCTGAAGCAGACGAAAGAGACAGACAGATGTTTGAAAAGCATATCAAGGAGAAAGAAAATGCCAATACTGATTAAAGGAGATATGCAGATTGCTTTTATGAAAGCGGGCTATAAACGATATGGTATATACCTTTTTGAAAAGCCTAATAATTGCTATGTTAAGGTAGCAACATTTAATAGCGACGAGAGTGCTGATAAATTTATGGATTACATAACAAAGATGTTTGGCATCATTGAGGAGAAAGAAAATGAAACTAATTGATTTAGACAAAGTGGTGTCAATTTGTGATGAAGATAATAACACTGTTATATTTGCGAACATAAAAAACGCAGAAGTCAAAGCAATCCCGATTGAGTGGATAAAAGAATATGCAAGTATGAAAAGTTTTAATGACGAGATGGATTGTTATTGGCACTTTTGGGAAGAAGATGTCTTAAAAATGGTTACAGCTTGGGAGCAAGAGAATGAAAAGCAGAAAGTGGGATGAGTTAACAACTAATAAATGTAAACAATCTTGTAACAATTGGTGTTGCCCTTGTAATGATGGTTCAACAGGTTGTTATGCTAATGACTTTTATGAAATGCTTTGTGATAGCTCTTTTTCCACCTTTATGTTTAGAGGCGAAGAAGATTTGTTTGATAGATTACAAGAAGAGAGCTATAAAAGAATGGTTGAAGGGTATGATAACCCTGAAGTTTATGAAAAGTTTTGTGAAAAGTTTGTGAGGGAGTTAGGAAAATGAAACTAATTGATTTAGACAAAGTTAGATGGAAAGAGGGCTTCTACGATATGCACACTGGCGAGCAATTCGCTTCAATGATATTTAATACTCCCGAATGGCTTGAGTGGGCAACGGCAGAAGCTGAGGTAAAAGCGGTACCTATTGAGTGGATAGAAAAGTATATATGGGGTGCTGATACTCACGAAGAAAAGCGAGCATTAAGAAAAATGTATATTGCTTGGGAGAAAGAAAATGAGTAAATCAATTTTGATTATTGATACTCCTAGAGATTGCTGTGAATGCCCTTTTGGGACTATTGTTTTTGGCAAAGGTGTTTGTTTTCTAGATGAAGGTAATGGAATTGAATGCCCATTGAAACCATACAAAGATTTCATTCCCGTTGAATTGATAAAAGAGTGGTACAAAACTCACGTTTATTACCTTAAAGAAGAAAAACCGATTATTTACGCATACGAGCAAATGATAATGGATTGGGAGAAAGAAAATGAGTATAAAGAAAGCAATTGAGTTAGTTGGTATATACTATGGCAAGGCTTTAACGCTTGAGTATGTTCATAAAAAAGTGGCATGGGCTTTATACCAAGTATGGAAGATTGCTGATAAGGGGCAAGAGAATGAGTAACTACACAAAAAGAAGACAGACATATGCTAAGAGTGGTAACGTAATAGCAATGTGTGTACCATGGCCTGACAATTATAGTCCATATTACTATCCATACAAGCCAAAGAGATTAAGACGTAATTATGCTTTATGGGTGTTTGTGGATGGAAAAGAAAGCCTTCATGCCGGTTATAGTTGCTATCGAACAAGAAGGGAACTAAAAGAACAAGCTAAAGGCTATCCAATGTTTATGGAAATGATGTTGAAACTGGATGAGGAAAGAGAACAAAATGAGGAGTGAAGTACAGAAACAGCTAAATGATTTATACCATCAAGGCGTAGATGTGAAACTAATCAATTCAGTAGTGAGCTACATTGAATTGTTAGAAGCAGAGAACACAAAGCTGATAAAGAAGTTGGGTGAAAGAATCAATGACGAAAAAGTATGTGAAGAAGTTCAGCAACGTTAATACAAGTGAATTAAGAGAAGTTATAAAGTTACTGGATAAGGAAATAACGGAAATGAAAAACGCGCCTGTAAAGGCCGGAAATGACTTTATAGAGAAGCTGAAGAAGAACACAGCAATATATAAAGTTCATTGCTTAGGCAACGATTATAAGGCACAGATAACCAATCATGAATTTGATGTGACGGTATTTGTTAAAAGAGTTCAGTGAAACTTCAGTAAAACATATAGTAAAATGATACTGTAAGAAAATGCGGTATCAGGTTGATAACCGCTTTTATATTGAGAGGAAGAGCAAATGAAAGTAAGAGTTATTGACACATACAGAGACTTACAGCTAAACAGAACCGTATTAGAAGGGGAAACAATTACTGTAAGTAAGGACAGAGCTGAATACTTATTGAAACTTAAGTTAGTTGAGGTAGTTGAAGAGCCAAAGAGAACGCGCAAGAAAGCAAGATAAGGCGGTTTAAATGGAATTCACAAAGGTTAAGGTAGAAGATATCAAGCCGGCTGAATACAACCCTAGAAAGGTTTTAAAGCCATCTGATAAGGAATACCAAAACATTAAGAAAAGTATTCAAGAATTTGGATACGTAGACCCGGTAATCATTAATCGGGACGGAACTATCATAGGCGGGCACCAGCGCTTCACTGTTCTAAAGGATTTGGGCTACACCGAAATTGAAGTGGTGAGAGTGAATCTGACAAAGGAACAGGAAAAAGCGTTGAACGTTGCGCTTAATAAGGTAACAGGTAGATGGGATTCAAAACTGTTGATGAATCTGTTACAGGATTTGGATACAAAGAAGTTTGATTTATCTTTAACCGGTTTTAATCCTAACACTGTTAACTTAGGCATACGCGGTGATGCAGAGCACACACAGAAAGAACTAGTCGAAGGAATCCTAAACCTTGAAAAGGCACAGTATCCGGGAGTCGGGAAGTACGATATCCCGGAGATATTACCAGTCTACAGTTTACCTGAGATTAAGGAATGGATAGGATTCAATTACGTATTATCTGATAAGGAACCCGAAGGAAAGGCCGTACACTTCTTTATTGACGACTATCAGTTTGAGAGAGTATGGAACAATCCTGACAAGTACGTTGAGAAACTAAGGCAATACGTATGTGTTGCAAGCCCTGACTTTAGCCCGTATGGAGATATGCCGTTGATATTACAGATGTACAACCATTACAGGAAGCATTGGGTAGCTAGATACTTACAGGAACACGGGGTTACGGTGATACCGACGATAAGAGCAAGCACCGACGCTAGAAGCCTACAATGGTTCTTAGATGGAGAGCCTAAAAACAGTATTGTTGTGTATAGTTCTATGTGGGGCACCATTATTGATGAACTTGAAGGGGTACCACTGGAAAAAGAATGGAAGAGAATGATAAAATTATTACAACCAAAGAAGGTATTCGTATACGGAGAATTACTGGAGCCAATTATGAAGAGCGAGGTTTTAGTAGAAAGAATACCTACATTTACTGAGAAAAGATGGAAGAATAAAGGAGAAGAATAAAATGGAAGAGAAAAGAGCAATTAAACTCCCTGATAATTGGGACGAAATGTATCATTTTGAAAAGGTTTGTTGGTTTGGAAAGAACTTTAGCACTGAAGAAGATGACGAAGAAGGCAACTTAAAGTATGACACTGACAATATGTCTGATGAAGTCTTTAAAGCGTATAAAGAAGTTATTGAATACAGAAGAGAGCTAAAGAAAAAAGGTATTTTAATTGATTAAGAAACAGTATTAGTTTTTTAACAATATTACGGCAACATTATATGTTGCTTTTTTTATGTCATGAAAGGAGACAGATACAAATGTCAAAAGGCAGTAGAGGTGGAAATGGGCCGACCGGTGGCGGTGGCAAAAACGGAAGCGGTGGAGAGATTATTAGCTCAAGCTCTTTAATATCTGAAAGAGAAAGATATCAAGGGGAAGTAGACAGCATTTTAGAAGTTCTAAGAGACGTTGAAGGTGACTATGGCGTTATTGTTGAAGATATGATGGTTTCGAAAATCAAAGACAAAAATGGTTCAACAACTTTAGGATATTACGACTTAGCCGGCAATATTGGAATTAATGAAAAAATGTTTCAAAACGCAAGCGGTTTAGATAGGGTATATGACGGTAGCGTAAAAAATGGATTTCACCCAAGCAGAGGTGGCAAAACAGGTCTACAAGCCGTTATTGCACATGAATTAGGGCACAGGCTTAACTATGTGGCCGGTGGTAGTTCATGGGATAAACTGGATAGTTCAGCTAGAGATATTATTGCAAAAGCATCAAGAGCATCAGGCTACAAGAACAAAGTAGCGGTGTTTAGGTCAAAGATAAGCGGTTATGCTTCAGAAGGCGGAAACGCAGAAGCAGTCGCAGAAGCGTTTGCAGATGTTTATTGCAACGGTAGCAAAGCAAAGAGTGAGAGCAGAGCAGTTGTAACTGAATTAAACAAATATTTTAAGAGGTAATAAGAGATGAAAAAGATAGGATACAAAGAACCGGCTTCTTATTTTCCAAAGCCGTTAAAGAACAGCAAGAACACTAAGAAAACAAAACCAGCAAAGGAAAAGAAGACAACTAAGAAGTAGTTGTTCTTTAGGTTTTTAACTATGCCTAAGGGACAAAGGGGTGGAAAAAGGAACGGCCTATTAGGTGATGCTGTTGACTCTAAGTCGGTTGGATATGGTAGACCAAGAGAAAACAATTATTTTGTTGATGGTACTGGAGCGATTCGTATTGATGGTTTAAATGGTTGGAAACTAACATTTGGGACTCATACACAAGTCGAAATAGATGATGGTGAATGGCTACAAGATATTATAGGTGAAAGAATTTACCTTAACCCAAAAGCGGAATTACCGAAAAACAAAAATCATCAGACTATGTTACTGAGAGTGGAGTAAGGATAGAACAAAAAGGGCCAACAAGTTCAGGAATAGATAAGATAGAACGATTAGTCAATCAAGGAAAGCTCCAAGCAAGCATTATATTGGTTAATGTAACAGGGTTGAATTTGTCCAAACACGAAATTGAACGCCAAGTAAATAATGCTTTATACAGAAATAATTCAAGGCACTATGTAAACGAAATTATTATTAAAGATGGCAATGAATTAATAGGAAGATACAAAAAATAAAAAGAGCGTCCACTAGCAATGAAGCATGTGAAGGCTCTTTTCAATTTTATTGTATCAAAAAGAATAAACAATTCAAGTATTTATAGCAAAAGAGGTTAAAAATATGCCAAAAGGAACAAGAGGTGGAAAGAGGAATGGCGGAACGGATAGACCGCTAACCGAAGAAGAAAAAGAAGCATTAGATTATTATGTAATAGATGGATATTACATAAATAGCATTATAAGAAATGATGGCAACATTGATAACTTAGAACAGAACTACATAAAACTGTTAGATGATGCAACAGACGCCACAGTAAAACAAGATACTTTATATAGAGTAGTTGATGCAAATGTTATTTTTGGTAATATTGATGACTTCACTTACGAAGACCTAAGAGCACATATTTTATTAGGAGACCAAGCTTATGACAGAGGAGCTTATTCGCAAGGCATAAAAGCTAGAATGGAGAAAATTGTTCAGAACGCAATAGGCAATACCCATAAAGACAGAGGATTTATGAGCACAACGTACAGCGAAGAAACAGCAAGAGAAAAGTACAGCGAAGAAACTCATGGTAGGAATAGAGTAGTAATGAAAATCACAAACACCAAAGGAGCTAAAGGAAGAGATATCAGCAAGTATTACAACAATGATATAAGCGAAGAGAACGAAGTACTTTTATCAAGGAATAACAGCTATAAGGTGAAAAAGATATATAGCAAAGACTACATTATTTATGTTGATGTTGAATTGCGGAGATAGAAAGTGAGGTGAGACAGCATGCCAAATATTGAGAACTTAAGGCCATTTACAAGCGACCAAAGCCGAGAAGAAGCCACGAAGAACGGGGCCAAAGGCGGAATTGCCAGCGGAGAAGCTAGAAGACGCAAGAAAACGCTTAAGGAACAAATGGAAATGCTGTTAGCTTTACCAGTTCAGGACGAACAGACAAAGGCCTTTATAGAGTCTTTAGGGATTGAATCAGAAGAGGTAAACAACGCTTTAGCAATCACGCTTTCAATGTATCAGGAAGCCTTGAAAGGCAATACAAAGGCTTTTGAGCTTATTAGAGACACGATAGGAGAAAAGCCGACAGATAGGTTACAGATTGAAGAAGCGCCTGTAATCCGCTTAGAAAGGCCTAAGAAGTGAATATCTATGAACAGATAGCCCCGCCTTTTTGGGATATGCTGGATGACATCTTAAAAGATGGGCACACGCATTATTGGTTGAAAGGCGGTAGAGGTAGTACAAAATCAAGCTTTATTGGTTTAATAATACCATTGCTGATGATGGTTGACTTTCAAGAAGGCTGTTACAGTAACGCGGTTGTATTACGTAAAGTAGGGGATACGCTAGCTGATTCAGTCTATTCTCAGATTCTATGGGGAATCGACATGTTAGGTGTAGCCGACTACTGGAAAGCGACGCAATCACCATTAAGGCTGATATATAAACCAAGCGGGCAAGTAATCATGTTTAGGAGTTCAAACAACAAGGATGATTATAGAAAGCTGAAATCTATCAGGTTTATAAAGGGCTTTTGTAAATATGTATGGTTTGAAGAGCTTGACGAGTTTTTCGGGATGGAAGAGATAAGAAACATCTTACAGTCACTTCTTAGAGGTGGCGAAGGGTACAAGGTGTTTTATTCATATAACCCGCCTAAGGTTATATCAAGTTGGGTAAACCTAGAAGTATTAAACGTAAGAGAAGACAGATACGTTCATTCAAGCACATATTTAGACGTGCCTAAGGAATGGTTAGGGGAACAGTTCATTATAGAAGCTGAGTACCTTAAAAAGGTTAATGAGCTAGCTTACAGAAACGAGTATTTAGGAGAACCAACAGGAACAGGCGGAGCAATCTTTGAGAATATCGAAACAAGGGTAATACCGGACGAAGAGTTGAAGAGGTTTGATAATATCCTAGATGGCAACGACTTTGGATATGCGATAGACCCGGATTGTTACGTTCAGATGCACTATGACAAGGCACGCAGAAGACTGTATATATTCAACGAAATCTACAAAGTTGGATTATCTAACAGAGAGCTAGCTGACGAGATAAAAAAGGTTAAGATAGGCAATTCATTAATCACATGCGACAGCGCCGAGCCTAAGAGCATTGACGAGTTAAAGAGCTTAGGCTTGAGAGTGAGAGGGGCCAAGAAGGGGCCTGATTCAATAAAGTTTGGAATCAAGTTTTTACAGAAACTGGAGAAAATCGTTATTGATAACAAGCGTTGTCCTAACGTGGCTAAAGAGTTTACCGCTTATGAATATGAAAAAGACAAATGGGGGAACTTTAAGAGTAGTTACCCCGATTATATGAACCATAGCATTGACGCGACAAGATATGCTATTGAGGACTATACAATTGCTAATACATGGCAAATGAGCAATAAGAGATTATTTTAAAAGGGGGAGTTTAAATGCTTCAAATAGCAAATTTAGATGAATACACAGTTGATGATATCCCACGGCTTTTGGAGCTGATTCAACCTATATTGAAGAAAAGGGAAGAGCTTCACAAAAGGTACAGCAGACAGGCATCACAGACTAAAGTTATGTATTCAGGGGATGAAGAGACAACCGTTTTACCATTCGAGAAGTTTATCACGGATTTAGCAACAGGATACACAGCCGGCAAGCCGACTTATAATGTTGAAGCATCTAAGAACGAAGAAAAAAACAGAATCCTTAAGAGCCTTTTAGACAAGGATGCAAGGGATGACGACTATGTTAACAGCATGAAAATACTGATTGACTATATCAGTGATTACAATGATGATGCGCAAGAAGTACACGACCTGATACATGATGTTTTCGAGCTGACGAGCTGTTATGAGATTGTCTATGAGAACAGCGACAACGAGATTGTCTATTCAAAGTACAACCCGCTTCAGACTGTAGCCACATGGGATTATAAAATCCCGGCTAACTTAACAGGTATCGTGAGAACATGGGATGAAACAGACTTAGAAGGCAACGTTGTTACAAAAGTAGAACTGACAGACAAGAACGGTATCAGAATCTATGATTATGACGGCAACAATGCGGTATTAGTTGAAGAAAACGGCCATGAGTGGGGAGACGTGCCGGGTTTTGCCGTAGAGACTGACTTTGCTATTTTTGAGACATGCGAAGATGTAATCACAGCATACGAACAGCTGATACAGAATATGCGCAATACATACCAGTACAATGACACAGACTGTAAGCTAAAAATCAGTGGTTACACGCCTGAAAACCCTATGACACGCACACGTGAAGACGGCACGGTTGAAATCAATCCGGCTAGAACCACAGAAGACAATTTTATCTTAGAAACAAGGACTTTCTATGTATCAGAAGGCGGAGATATTAACTGGATTTCAAAGCCGGTGGATGCTAACGGAGTACAGACAATTTTAAAGATGTATCAGGACTTGATGTTTCAGTTGGCCGGTATCCCTAACACAAGCGACTTAGCATTTAACAGCGTAGACTTAAACGCAAGCGCCATAGACAGAAAGTTTTATATCATGAACATGGCAACCAGCTCAGTTGTAAGCCTTCTTAAAAAGGCCCTGTTAAGACGTTGGGAACTTATATTTGGCCGTATCAACATTAAGAAACAGACTAACTTTGACTTTAGAGATATTGCCGTTGATATCCCTAAGAACTTACCAGCTAATGACAACGAGTTAGCACAGCAGATGTTAGCATTAAGAGGGCTTGTATCTAATGAAACCATCATTGAAAAGTTAGGATATAACTACTTAGCAGAAAAGGAAAAGTTACAGGCTGAAACAATGGATAATATCACAGCTAATATGGAACAGATGGCCTTAATGCAAGGGGCCGGGATGACGCCGGGTCAACTGGAAGGCGACGAAGAAGCTACACCTGAAGAGGAACCGGAAGAACGGGAAGAAACGGAAGTAATCGAAGAATAGGAGTTTACGGGTAATGGATATTGCTAAGAAAAGATGGAAGGTAACCGACAAGCTGTTAAGGGACTTTCAACGCGAACACAAAGCAATAACAAACGATTTAAAAGTAGAACTGTTAGACTTTCTTAATAGCGTTAACATTACCCTTACAGACTTAAATAAACGCATCACAGAGCGTGAAAAAGAGAAGCTTGATAAAGTGATAAGGGATAACCTAAACACCCTTAAAAAAGACGATTTCGCTTTATACAAGATTAAGACAAAAAAGAGATATCCAAGCTATTCAGAGTATATAGAGCTAATGCTATTAGTCATATACCTGTTATACATGGATAGAACCTATAACCAGTCTAAAAAGATGCTTATGAAGGTACGGGAAGACGCCAAAAAGCAAGCTGAAGAAGAGGTAGGAAGGCCACCGATAAGGCCTTTTTCAATTACCTTAGAGTTACTAGAAGGCTTGCTTATTGTTAATACGTTACAGAAACCTTTATGGGATTATTTAGAGCTTCTTACACAGACTTTTGAAGAGGAGCGGTACAAGTTATTCTTACTGAAATTACAGAGCGCAGATAGAACGAGAAATCGCGGTATTACTGATGAGGATTTAAGGCTTTTACTGGAGAAACAGCGCCGAAGGCTTATATCAGTTCAGGGTGATAAAGAATCGGGAATCTATGTTGATGTAACGCGAGATACATGGCATGAAATCTACATCCGTGAGTATAGAGAAGAGAACTTACAAGTTAGATTCATTGCGGATGTTGATAGCAAAACAACACCTATGTGTTTATCAATGGCAAACGCTTTATTCTATATCAACGATTATAACGACTTTTGGAGATACACAGACGATACAAAAGGCCTAAGTCATTTCAGAGTGTTTGGCTTAGTACCGGGAATCAATTTGCCACCTATTCAGAATCATTTTCATTGGTGCAGAAGTACGATAACTTATCTTACTGATATAAATACAAGCATTTAGCAAAAAATAAAAGAACGACTACCGTTCCAAAGGGAACTAAACCGTTCTTCAATTAAATCATATCAAAAATGAATTAATTGTCAATATTACTACTCTTAACGGGTAGTAAGTGGGTATCAAGTTTATCTTCCGGCTTGATATTCACTTAGTACCTATTAAGGTATTACGGCTCAATTATGGGCCTTTTTTATTGCCAAGATTGAACGTGACGGGCATTGAACGTGACGGGCGGAAAGGAAGGACACATGGCAGAAGAAAACAACGTTGCACCAGCAACAAACACACCAACGGCTACACCAGTAGAACCGGAAGCAAAACCACAGACTTTTGACGACTTGTTAAAGGCTAACAAAAATTATCAGAGCGAGTTTGACAAGCGTATTGCTAAGGCTTTAGAGACGTCAAAGGCCAAGTGGGAACAGGAAGCTATCGCAAAGCAGAACGAAGCGGAGAGACTAGCCAAAATGACCGAGAGCGAGAAACACGCGGAAGAGCTGAAGAAAATCCGTAAGGAAAGAGACGAAGCAACGGCAAAGCTAAACGCATACGAGCTGAAGAACGAAGCACAGAAAATCGCAAGTGAAAAGGGAATGGATTACAGCTTATTGGATATTATCGACTACTCCAAAGAAACGGCTGAATCAGTCAAAGAAAAGCTTGATTTAATCTATCAGTCAGTCACTAAGGCAACCGAAAAGCAGTTAAACGAGAGATTAAAACAGCCGGAACCTAAGAACGTTGCGAGCGCACAGAAAAAGAAAAAAGAAGTAAGCAGAGCAAGCTTTTAAAAGAAAGGAAATGTAGAAATGGCTCAGAATTCATTAAATGTATTTACTGATTTAAGTCAGGAAACCAAGGACCAGTTAAAAGATGTTTTAGCCGGTGTAATTGAGAACATTCAGGTAACAGCAGTATCTGAAAAGATTAAGAACAAGAAAGGCTCAGGCGACCCTGAAGGCGGTTCAATCACTTATAAGAGATTAGCTAACGCTACCTTACAGCCTAAGGGAACAGCAAGAACAGCCGGCCATGGTAACCCATTAGAAGACGAAAACGTCATTATTAACTTAGATGATGATAAGGAAATCGTTGAAGAATTACAGCAGAAAGACGTTAAGCTTTTAGGCATTGCCGGATTAGCTGAAAAGCGTATGGGCAACTTTGCTAAGAGAGTATCAGCATACTTAGACACAAAGTTCTTTGCAACAGCTAAGACAGCTGGAACAGCTTATGCCGGTGCAAAGACAGATATCAAGGATATCGTTGATGAAATGATTGTTTCAGCTAAGACAACTTCATCAAAGTATATTGATGGTATTGATGCTGAAGACTTAGTTATCGTATTAGATGCTCAGGCACGTAAGGCAATGAAGAATGAATTAGACGCATTACCAAACGGAACAGAAGCAAAGAACGGCTTAATCGGTATGTATGATTCAATCGAAGTACACGAAAGCAACCGTTTAGGACAGAACGTTCACGCATTTGTAATGCTGAAGGAAAGTGTAGCAGAACCATGGTATGTATCAGAATATAACGCTGAAAAGATTCCGCTGGATGATGCTATCGCTTTAGAGAACTTCTTATATTGTGGATGCGGTGCTTTAAACGCAGAAGCAATCTATTACTATCAGACAGCTTAAGTAAAGAAAGGGGCGTAAGATATGACTCAGGAAGAATTATTAGAACAGATTAAAGCCGATTTATCATTCAATTACAGAGTTGGAGACGACAGCGTTTTAAACGATATTCTAAGTGATGTTATTGAAGACGCCCTTATTATGTCAAACAGAGACGTAAAAGCCAGCGTCTCAGATGAAGCAAAAGCACAGCAGATTAAAGTCTTATCAAGCAACATTAAAAAGGCTGTTAAAACCGTCTATTTACAGCGTGGAATTGAAGATGTAAAGAGTAACTCTCAAAGTGGTTTATCAAATACTTATGATGATGTGATGGAATCTATGTTGAGGGATATTGTAAGGCAGAATAAGAGGTTATTGAAATGAAGCAATTAAGGAGACTCAGTGAAGTCACATTGCAGAAATCTAACAAAGCGAAACGGGCTAACGGTACACGCCAAACTACATACGAAGATATAGAAACATATCACGTTATCGCGGAAGAGATAACCGATAGCATTTACGCTTCAATTTACGGTTCAAATCTATCAAAAATGCTAAGGATTTCTAGTCCTCTTACCTCATTAGAATCATTTTTGAAAGGGAAGAACACAGACGGCACAGATAACTTGTCTCTTTATTTCATCCTTGTCGGAAATAAGAGATATAAAATCACGGCGGTTATGAACAATTGGGTAGATATCGAATTTTATGAAACGAATAGAACAGTTTAGTACCGATATTACTAAAATGTCTAACCGTATGATTAAAAGGGTTATGGAAGCACAGCAAACAGCTTGTCAGAAGATATGTGAAGATATTAAAGCCGGCGCTCCCGTCAAAACAGGCCAGTACAGAGACAGTATCAAGGTAACTAAAACGTACATCCTAAATAACAGAATAGTTACAAGGATATACAGCAACCTAGTTCTTAAAGACGATACTAACTTAACATGGTGGGGTGTTCCACTAGCACGGATAATCGAACATGGCACTAAACCTCATTTTATTACACCGCATAAACCTAATGGCGTTTTAAGGTGGGAAGATGAAAACGGTGTAGTACATTTCGCTAAGTGGGTATGGCATCCGGGCACTGTTGCAAATCCTCATTGGAGTAACGCTATACAGCGTAACAAGGCTTATTATCACAAAATGATTAGAAAGGCAGTTGGAAAGAGATTATGGACAACTTAAGAACTCTAATTCAAACACAGTTAAATGCTATTGGTGATATCGACTCAGGAGTCCCCACACCTGATGATATGATAGAAGACAATCAGACTTACTTTGGCTACACATTGTCTCAGGATTATATCGACGGTGATTTCGATAGAAACTATTCAATGCAGATTCTGATAAACGGGCATTTGGTAAGACGAAATAACGAAGCTGAAAACACGCTTGAAATCATTGACACGGCTTTGGCTGAATTGTTGCAGACATTAAAAACACTTAACTTCAAATATAACTTTGAAGATGTAAACATTGATAGCAATATCCGTAAGATTCATATTACGGGTACTGTTAGATATAACGAAATAAATAATTGGCTAATTTAGAAAGGACATTTGGTATGGCTGAATATAACATTCTAAATGGTAGTAAGCTTGAATACAGCACAACTCAGGGCGGTACTTATACACAGATTATTGGGTTAAAGACAATGCCTGATTTTGGCTCAACTCCTAACAAGGTTGATACTACTACTTTAGATAACACTAAGTACGAAACAAATATCAACGGTTTAATCCCGGCTTTAGATTTAACATACGAGTTTAACCTTGAAGCTCCATCAGCAACAGCTAACATCAAAAAGGTATGTGACTTAGAAGATAGCGGTACTTCTTACTTTTGGAAGGTTACACTTAAGAGTGGTATCACTATTGAGTACAAATCTAAGGTTTCTGTAGGAATTAAGGGCGGTAGTTCTGAAGATTTAGAGACATTTGAAATGTATCATGCTCCTGAAGGAGAAATCACAAGAACTATCCCAAGTGGTGAATAATAGGGGCGGTAAAACGCCCCTTCATAATTGAAAGGAAGAACTATGAGATATCATACAATCGAATTGAACGGTAGAGAGCTTAATTTCAGATTAACAGCAGACGAAATGGAATCAATTGAAAAGAAACTTAACGTTAAACTGTTGGATTTCATGCAAGATTACAGCATCACAGCAACTTTATATATGTTGCAGACAATGTGGAAAAAAGAAGATGGAAAGAAAGCATCACACCAAGAAGCAGTCGATTTATTTGACGAATTGGTAGACGACGGTTGGGCTTTAAGGAAGATATGTGAAGACATCATTTGGAAAACATGTGTTGTGAGTGGGCTTTTAACGGAAAGCGACCTGAACAAGGCCTTGAAGAGCGGAGAACAGGCAACGCAGAATTAAGTGTGACAGACACGGTTCACATACTCTATAAAGAATTATGCAAATATGGATATGTGATAACCGATTTATACGATTTAACTTTGGCAGAATTAATGGAAATGTTAGAAGCTAGAAAAGAAGGGCACGCTTACCATCTATGGAAACAAGCGGGCTTAATGGGTATGGCTTTCGGTGGCAAATATCCTGAAACCCCTAAGCGGGCAAGCCCTGAATTATTCCCAGCTCCTAAACGCTACAAAATGCCAGATTTTCTAAAAAAACATATTAAGAAAAAGGGCGGGTGATAATTGTGGATGATAACGCATATAATGTACCGATAACATCTGATATTTCGGGCTTTCAAAGAGCAATTAAGCAAGCAATAAATATTTGGAAATCTTTTGCTAGTTCCACTTCAGCACAGCCTCTGAAAAAAGAATTAGACACAATCGAAAAAAAAGCTAGCAGAACAGCTGATGAAATTGAGTATTTGAAAGTAGTGATGAAAGAACTCTCTAAAATGGGAATTGCTGACAATACATCATCAATGGCTAGTTTTGGAGCCGGAGAAGTTATAGAATCAATTGAAGGCGTATTAAGTGAAGCGAAAAGCATACCAATAGTTAGCGAAATACAAAGATTGGCGGACGAATTCAGTACTATCTTTTCTTCAATGCAGAGTGGGGCGTCGGTAGACGGCATAGTACGGGCGACAGAGCGGATAAGAAATAATATCGGTGCAATAACAGAGCTACAGACAGACAACAAAGATTTACAAGCGGAAATCAACGCTCTTTTCTTTATGTATAAAACAGCTCTTGAAGAAGCTGAAGACAAAATGCAAGGAGCAACGTCTGATGTATCATATCTATATCAAGAATCAAATAAACTACCTTCTATATGGGAAAGAATTAGAAACACGATAATAGGTAGTCAGGAAGGATTAGATGAATTACCTGATACCGGTGAAGAAGTAAAGCAAATGTTTGTTAGGATAGGGAAGGAAGTTAAAAAGATTGCACTAGGTGTCTTGGGCGTGCGTTCAGCCTTTATGGTGTTCAGGAGAGCAGTGAGCACAGCGCTTTCAAATAATATAGAACTATCACAGAAATTTAATGCTATATGGGTTGCTTTAGGTAATGCTTTAACACCGTTACTTGAAAGAGTGGCTAACCTTATTCTTAGGGCTTTCTCATACCTGAATGTATTTGTTAAGACTGTATCAGGTGGCAGAATTGATTTACTGGCAAAAACAAGCAAAAGTGCTAGTAGTACGGCAAGTTCATTAAAAGAAGCTAATAAACAGTTAGCGGGCTTTGACGAATTGAACAATTTAGATGATAGCACAAGCGGTGGCGGTGGAATCGGTGATGTTGGAGCTACAGACCCGTTCGCTGGCATTGATTTAGACACTACTTGGACTGATAGAATACAGACATTTGGGGAATGGTGCAAAAGCAATATACCAACAGTAGTAGGCTTGATTGGCGGTATTGCGCTAGCTTTCTCAGATGTTGGAAAACAGTTTAAATTTATTGAGAAGATAGGTATTGTCCTTATCTTTGCTGGCTTAGGCGAAATCATTCAAGGTATTTCCGATTTCATTCAAGGCGTATTTAATGGAGATTTAGAGTCAGTAGTTAAAGGCTTTGGTGAGATTGCTTTAGGCATTGGCTTAGTAATTGCGGGATTTGAACTGTTAACAGGCACGTTTACATTAGGCTCAGGCTTAATAATCCGGGCAGTTGTTGCAATACGGGCATATATCATAAAGCACAAAGACGAGATAGCGGAAAAGCTAAGACAGTTTTGGGAGAACTTTAAGCGGAAAACAGAAGAGCTGAAGAACAACGTCAGGGATAAGGCTACAGCTATTGCTGACGGATTTAAAACAAGGGTTGAACAAGTCAAAGGATTCTTTGTTGGCTTAAAAGATAAAGCCGTAGAGGTTGTTACAACTATGGCTGAAAAACTAAAGAACAAAGCTGAGGATATCAAGAAGAACTTTAAAACTAATTTAGCTAATGGAATCATTGGTTTTGGTGAAGGAATGGTTAACTCAATGATAAAGGGCATTAACTTTATCATTAGAGCGTTTAATAAGATACGATTTACCGTTCCTGATTGGGTGCCTATTATTGGGGGCAGAAACTTTGGATTTAATCTTACAGAACATCCTTTGATTTCCGTACCACGACTTGATACAGGAACTAGCTATGTACCTAACGACCAGTTAGCAATGATACATAAAGGCGAAGCGGTAATCCCTAAAAAGTTCAACTCTCAGGAGTATTTCGGAAACAACGGCGAAGTATTAGAGAAGTTAGACAGATTCATGGATATCGTGGAGAGCATAGACTTTAACACATACTTAGACGGTAAGAAGGTATCGAGAGAGATTACTAGACTACAGCGTCAGAATGAAAGAGTTATGGGGGGTGCTTACTGATGATATGGCAAGCTAGAGTAGGTTCAACCGGTGCTTACACAACATTAAAAAGCCCATCCTCATACAAGATTGATTGGGAAGACTTGGATGTTAACTCATACCGTTCTACAATCAACGGAAACCTTATCAGACACCCTTTGACAAAGCATTGGGCAAAGATACGGTTTAGTTACACTTTTATATCAGAAAGCGATTTAAACACGATTGCTAGTATGATTAACAGCAATAATTTATGGATACGTGCTAAGACACCAGCTTTCGGAACTAACGGATGGGTGGAAATGCAAGGGTACGTATCTAAAATGAGCGCTGAGATGTTAGAAGGACAGTTAGGTTATACATTGTCATTCAATTTCGTTCAGAGTAAGGCGGTAAGCGGGCAATGATTAGGGTACTTTTCGATAGCGTAGAAATCAGTAACGATTACATTTATGAGCTTAAGAGGGACTATAACCTATTTGAAGACAAGTTCTTATTAGGAAGCGTTTCAGCACAGACTTATTCACTAACAGTAGACAAGGAAGGAGTTAGCAACAAAGCTCCTTCTTTTGTTTATATCAAAGACGGCAACACGAACATTGCTACACTTCAGGTTGATAACCTAAACGAAGATGACAAGTTGGTTTATCAATACAGCCTGATAGATGCAATGGTTAACTTGGAGTTCAACTATGACGCTTCACCGGTTGTTGGGCAGTCAGGAGCAACGCTTTTACGGATATTACAAGACATCTGTACTAAAGCTAATTTAACGCTTGCTAACAGCAGTTTTAATGGCTCTGACTTAGTAGTCACATGGTACGATAACACGCTTACAGCGCGCGAATACGTGGGCTATATTGCGGAACTAAACGGGGGCTATGCCGTTATAAATCCTGATGGAGAATTGGAACTTAAGAGTTACTCTAACACATCAGTTGCAAGCATTGATATTAACGATTGTGAGAACTTCACATTAGGCGAACAGCACACAATCACTAGAGTTGTTTATGACGACGAAAGCGGTACTTTTTGGGAGTTCGGAGACGATACGGGAGATACCTTATACCTTGATATCAATAATCCGTACATCACATCAGAAGCAATAGCTGAGAGCATTTACAGCATAATAGACGGCTTTTCCTTCTATTGCCTAAGCGTTGATAATGCGCCAACAGTAAGCGGAGAAGTAGGAAACATCATTACTTTTGTTGACGGTTCTGTTAGCTATCCAACGATTCTACAATACGAGCAGAAGTTCGGCGGTGATGTGTTCTATGGCGGGTATTCATTGCAGATTGAAAGCTCTAAACAGGCAGAAACACGGGTAAAGAGTACAAAACAGATGGTTAAATCTATCAAAACTACCGTTGACAGAGACTTAGGGCAATTCCAAAGAGACATAACACAGGTAACGACAGATGTTGATAGCGTCAAAAAAAGCGTTACAACAGTTCAACAAAGCATTGATAAGATTACTACCACAGTAACCGATACACAGACATCTTTAGAGAATTACGCTACAAAGGATGAACTGGCACAAACCTCATCATCCTTGAGCACGTCAATATCACAGACGGCAGAGAACATCACACTTAATATCAACTCAATTAACAATACAGTTACCGAGCAAGGTAACCAGTTGACAGAGTTAAATTCATACTTTGATTTTACAAGTAGCGGTTTAACCATTGGCAAGAGTGATAGTGAAGTAAAGTTAGCATTAGAGAATGATGAACTTTCATTCAACGATAATACCAATAAGTTAGCGTGGTTAGATTCAAGTGATGGTTTAGGTGCAAGTGCTTTGAGTATCGGTGACGCTAATACTCAGGCTAACAGATGGCGTATCTTCACACGTGGCAACGGTTCACATCTTACATTTACAAGACATAACTAAGAGGTGATTTGATGGCAACATATTCAAAAGCGACAACATCAGGCAACTATACGATTTACCTTGTAGTTAACAATGTAAATCAAGACATCCCAAATAATAGAAGTAAGGTTCAATACAAGGCATATATCACGGGTGCTAGTGGTACGACTTCATGGGGTACTGGAAGTTACACGGTATCAATAAACGGAGCACAGAAAAGCGGAAGTGTTCAGTATGACTTTGCAAGTTCTAAGACTTGGTATTGTGTAGGCTCAGCAAGTGCTTATGTAACAAGTGATTACATCACTCATAACAGTGACGGAACTAAGAGTATCAATGTATCGTTCAGTTTCAGCGGTGCAAGTTTAGTAGGTTCAGCAAGTATCAATGAAACCTTTACTTTGAACACCATTCCAAGAGCAAGTGATGTATCAGTTAGCAATTACTCAATTACAAACACAACATCCTCAATTAGTGCAACCATCACGAGTAAGGCTAACTTCTATCACAAATGGAGATGGAAAATCGGCTCAGGTAGTTGGAGTGGGTGGACTAACAAAGGTTTAATCAGTACCACATCCTCAACTGTCACAGTGGCAAATACCTCTTTATTGAATGGTATGCCAACATCAACAAGTGCGACTTTTACCATTGAGGTACGGACTTACAGTGATAGTGGTTATGCTACATTAGTTGGAACTAAGACGGCAACATGCACGGTATCGGTTAACACATCCAATATTAAACCATCCGTCACGTTAGGGAATATTGCTATCAATTCCTCACCTATCAGTGGTTATGCCGTTGCTGGATATTCCACAGTAAAAAGCACGTGGAGTGCTAGCGGTGGATATGGTACAACTTCAAATACTACTTACTTCACAGTATCAAGTGGTAGTTTAACCAGTACATCCTCAACAAGTGCAAGTGGCACGGTAACATCAAACACCATTCCTCAAAGTGCTAGCAATTACACATTGACTATCAGTGCTTATAGCAAGGACTCAAGAGGAGCGGTAAGCGATACAGTAAGTAAGAGTATCACGGTATATGGCTATCAACCACCAACCGCCACATTAAAGGCTTACAGAGTAGCAAACTCAACAAGTACAGCAGAAGATGGTGCAGGAGTATATGTATATGTGACATTCAGCGGAGCGGTAAGAAGCACAGTTAATAATCAGAAC